GTCGATGACCGGGTCGACCGTGATCTCAGGATTCATCGTGTCGAACCGTTCCCTCAGTTTCGCACCCAGGCCGTCAGGATCCGTCTCATTGAGCATGTTATCAAAGACCTGCTCAATCAGTCCGACGCCCTGCTCATCGTTGTAGAAGCCCTCGCTTTCCAGGGCCGCCTGCAGTTTGTCCCGCGCGTCAAAAGCCGCCTCCGTGCCGGTCTGCGTGTAAACATCCCAATAGGCTTTTGCGGCTTTCACGGCCTCATCGCTCATCGTATCGATGACGCCGCCCTCTCCGCCGTTCCCGCCATAGATCGCGTTCAGGTTCTCGTCATTCAGGTTCGCGTTGATCATCGCCGCGCCCGCCGCAGCCATTCCGGCCTGAGCGCCGGCAAAGATCGCGAACGGCGAACCTGCGCCCGCGGCCAGTTTGCCAAGCCATCCGGCACCGCCAGCGGCCGCTCCGCTGGCACCGGCGCCGCCCGCTGTTGCCGCTCCGGGGATCTTCAGCCCCTTCAGCCCGGCAACCAGCTGCACAAACGTCAGCACGCTCTCGGACACTTTCAGCGCTCCAAACCCGGCGCCAATCACTTCCAGGGCCGTCACAACCGCGTCCTTATTGTCAACCAGCCACTGCAGCACATCGACAACCGTGTCGGCGTTATCCGCCCAAAACTGATTCTTCAGCAGCTGAACCTGTTGCTGTACGCTCTTGAATGCATCATCTGCTTCGCCAAGCTTCTCGACCTGTTCATTGGTCAGCACGTTCATTTCGCCCATACGGCGGGAATATTCGTCCTGACCGGTCGTAAACAGCGGAACAAGCTCTCGCCAGTTTTTGCCGAACAGATCCATGGCCATATTGTTCTGCTCAGCCTCATCGGTCCAGCGCATCAAAGCTTCACCAGCCCGCCAGAAGGTATCCTCAGCGTCGCCGTTATATTCCACGCCCAGCAGTTCCAGGGCGCTCATTGTGCCTTTTGTACCGTTGCCGACGCCTCGCATCAATTTGTCCCTGGCACCCAGGATCGTGTCCACATCCGTGTCGATGTAGGCCGCCAGGTTGTCCATCCGCTGGATCGTCTCTGCATCCGTGCCATACTGCTTGGCCCGCGTCAGCACATCATCCGCCCATTCGGTGGAATCCATCGCGGACCGCGCAACCGTTTTCCCGAACCGGACTGCCGTCTGTGCGGCGCTCTTCAGCCCGTCGGTGATCCTGTTGACAGAGCTGACTACCTGGTCCAGACTGACCTTTTTGCTGATGCCGTTGACGCTCTCCGTCAGCTGGTCCGCGCCCTGTTTGGCGTCCTTCTCACTTTGGGTGAGCTTGTCCATCTCGGTCTTGGTGTCCAGCATGCCGGTCTGCGCGTCGGTCAGCTTTCTCAGCATGTTCTGATAGGCACTGCTGACCTTGCTGACGCCCTGGCTTTCCATGGTCTTCAGCGCGCCCTCTGCCTGTTGCGCGACCGCCTTCTGCGCCTCCATGCGCTGGTTCAGCAGCCTGGCCTTGTCGGCCATATACTGTTCCTGATCGCCGGTCGCTTTGAACTGCGCCTCGTTCCGCTTCAGTGCGGCATCCAGCGTTTTGACACTGGCCTGTGCCTGAGACATCGCCGTTTTATACTGGCTGATGCCCGTGACTTTCATATTGGTCGTAATGTCGGTGGCCATTGTCTCACTCCCTCATAATCCGATGCTGCACATCGTCGTATTCCCGCCGGTATATAAAATAATCCAGTACCTCGCCCGGCATCATCTCCATGATGTCAGGATACCTGAGGCCGGCAATCAGCCCGTAGCTGATCACCTTCCGGATGGTCAGTCTGTACTCCCGTTTTTTTTTCGGATCTCAATCAGCGTGACATCCTGATCCTGCTCCGCCGAATGATCTGTCTCCATGTACCAGCCCTTCGTCAGGGCGGTCAGCGCCGCGACCCGGTAAGAGAACAAGTCCTTCGGAATCATGTGGTCAATGATCCATTCGTCCGTCAGGTCTGCCGGTTCTCCTGCGACCTTCAGCCCCAGGTTGCCCATGATCCTGAGCGCCGTCACGACCACCTTTGTGTTCGGTTTCCTGCGCCGGTTCAGCGCGTCCCGCAGCGCGTCGAAGTCCATCTCCAGCTCATCATCGATTTGGATCTGCGCCCGGATATTGTAGACCAGCTGGAACTGTCTCCCGCCGATCCTGACCGTGATGTTTTTGATCCGTTCCGGAGTGATATCCTCCGCCGGCGTTTCCTTAGTCATTTCCAGCTCCACAGCAGTCTTATTCTCTTCCATACTCCTTATTCATCCTTTCCAAAAGAAAACAGCCCCTCCGTGCTGGAGGGGCCGATGCATCAGCTATTAAGTGAGTCCGGCCCGTCCGTTTACCCAGGCTTTCGCGGCCGCCTCATTGTCGAACCGCATATAGTCGAAGTAGCTCGCCTTGCCGGAGGCGTCGATGAAGGCGCCCAGGCCGGTGAAACTGGTCTGCGGATGGTTCCATTCGATCTGCCGCTGTTTGGTCATCGCGCGGATGTTCCTCATGGAAAACTGGGCCTTATGGAACCAGTACGCGTCGTAGTACCGCTCACCATGGAGCATGCCCACATGCACGAAGCCGAAACCGACCACAGGCGCGGCATCGTCTGTCACCTGATAATGGGTGACGGTGCTGCCGGTGCCGGTTTTTGCAGTCCATCCCAGCAGTTTCTCCCGCACGGTGGGCGCCAGGTCGTTCGTATCGACCGTGCCGTTGTATCCCAGGATGCCGTTGTCGTTCTCCTGCGGGATGTCATCGCCGTAGTCGATGTTGTCGTTGGTTTCAAAATTGATATTCGCCTCGACGGCCGCGCCCATGACAAAGCCGGCGCCGTAGGTGATGGCGCTCCCGTCGGTGTGGCTCGTAACAGGAGCCGCCACCGGGTTACGCATTCCGATATAAGCCATAACCTATTCCTCCTATTTTTTGGCAATTTGCTCGATCAGGGCATCTGCCGTTTTGACCATTACGGCCTGTGCCGCGCTTTTGCTCGCCCGCTGAGCCTTCCGGAAAACGGGCTGCTTGTGCATAAAACTTGTGCCGCTGTTAATGCTTCGGGCCAGGAGCTTCACCGCGACCGGTTTCCCGTGCAGCTCCACATAGCCCTCCGCAACACCGACGATGGTATTGATCTCAGGCCCTCCGTCGCTGTTGAACTTAGAAATGCCGGTCTTGCCCGTCAGAGCGGCCTTTTCCTCCGGCAGCGCGTACCGTGCCTGGTTCCTCATGGCCCCCGGCCAGTTCCGCGGCCCGGTCCGGATGCTCTTGACTGCCGACGCGTAGGCGTTCGCCACTACAGCGGCGCCGTCGTAAAGCGCTCTGGCGGCAATCGGCCCGGCCATCTGGCCAAGCTCGCCAAGCATCCTGTCCAGCTCTTCGGTGCCCGTGGTTTCCATTCCGCCCGGCATATCAGATCACCTCAATCTGGAAGACGTACTCCCGGTGCAGCATCCGCTGTTCGATCTGTGTGCTGTTCAGCTCCCAGGCGCTCCCGCAGTGCTCTTCCAGGATTGCCTCGACCTCCGCCGCGACCGCGTTCCCGCGCCCGACAGTGTAGACGTCAACAGAGCCTTCCCAGGCCTGATCCTGATGATGATCATCGCCGTTGTCGCTGTTCGTCTGGAAGTCCAGCTGGATCGTTCCGTGATTGCCGGCGGGGCGCGTCGTCCACTCATGCTCGGCAAACTCGATGTCTGTCAGCGCCATCAGGGCGGTTTTTAACTGCTCATACATCCGCGTTCCCCTCCGCTCTCTGCAGCGTCAGCTCAATGCCGTCCGCCTCCGTCACGTAGGTCCGCAGGATCTCATACCGCACACCCTCAAAAACACAGCGCTTTTCGCCCTGGTATTCAAAGTCGTGTGCCAGGATCAGCTTCAGCTCCGGATTCAGCCCGGTCGCCCGCGCCTGGTAAACCTCCGTCTGGCCCACGCTCTTGACCGTGCAGTAGACCGTCCGGCCGGTTTCCTCCGGCGCGTCAAAGATGCCGTGCGCCCGCGGATCCTCGCTGATCAGCGTCACCACTCCAGCCTTCATCATCTGCAGCCACCTCCGCCGTTGTAATCGGTGTAGGCGCTCGCGTGCATCAGCTGGACCTTCTGTTCGTCGTAGGCGGCCTTCAGCCGGTCGGCGTTCGGCGGGTTCCCGAAGTGCGCGGCACAGTAGGTGAAAATGGCCCGCATCGCCAGTGCGTCGTCCAGGCTGCTTGAATCAGTCACCGTGTCGCCATCGATGCTGAAATCCACCTCTCCTGGCAGAATGACGCCGGCGATCCGCAGGTCATCCGCCCCCGCCATCATCAGCAGGGCCAGCTCGCTGTCAAAATCGTCTACCGTAATTCTCAGCGCCTTCTTGCACTCGCTCAGCATTCGTTTTCACCTCACAATAGCAAGGGCGGAGACCCGCAAGCCTCCGCCCG